CATGTTCGCTCAATTTATCCAAAAGAATGATACGTTGCTTTGGGTGAATGTAATGTAAATTCAGCCCTAGAAAACCGTCTGGGTATAGTTGTATTGGTAGAACCAATGGGAACTTGTCGTAATATGGCAACTTATCCTTCGTTTTCGGATCATAATAAAAATAGTACATGTGACCGATAAAATGTGAGGTTGTCTGTCTCTCACGGTCCTGCATTAATTTTTGAGGCGTTGGTTTTAAATCACCAACTTTGGAACGCAACCAATCACGGGCTTGTCTACTACGAGCCGTATAACCAGTCTTTTGCAACTGCTGATTGATTCTGTCCATTAAGTAAGCCATAAATGTATTTATTACAGATTAAATGCCTAAATCTTTTTCCGTAACTATTTTGAATTGCCAGCCATGTGCGTGACAGAATTCATCGGCTGCTTTCCATTTCATCTGGTTAACAACGTATGTAATGGATTCTTTTATAAACTGCTTTGTCTTACGCTTTTGTGTTGGTTTTTTGGTCTGGGCTTCTGGTTTGACCTCAACTACATAAGTCATAATGGTATCATCTTTTCGTTTGACTTTGATAATGAAATCTGGAAAATAGCGGTGCATTCTTTGGTCAACTGGACTGTAGTATGGAATAGCCAATTCTTCCGATGACCACCAAATGATGTTCGGATTATCGTCAAACCACTTCATACAACGCAATTCCCAAGATGACCTATAGATTATGTTATCTGGATTGCCGTTATATTTTTGGGGGTTTTGTGGGGTAAACTTACCTTTGTAAGAATTAGTTCCATAAGACATATAAATATGTAGTAAAACTACAGGATCAACATGGCACTTTTTACCCTATCTGACATAACTTATAAAGCACAAGAAGCTAGAACTGTCGGACCTTTGCCTAGAGAAGCATTTGGTCAAAATATATTAAGATATCCTATTGATATTGGATCGGTAGATAAAGGACATTATATGGTCATTCATATTAATGTTCAGAATAAAACTGAATATTCATCAAATTTGGCTGAGGATTCACGGTCAACAATACAAAGAAATAGGGAAGCGTTAGCTAGCCAAACTGGATATAGAAATATTGGTGGATTAGCTAAAGAAGGAATTGGCCTTGGATCAAGAGGAGCAAATAGTGTAGATGAATTCCTTAAGAAAAATTTTGATGTTAATACTGCAAAAATTGCAAGAGATGTTTATGAAAAGGGTGTGAACACAGTAAATCAAATAACTGGCGGTGTAACACAAGATATATTTACAGCAATAGATTCATCTTTTGAATCTATTGGATCAGATTTAGGATCTTTAGATAATTCAACGTTTCTAAGAACTACAAAAAGAACTACAGACAGCATTGCTCTGTATATGCCTAATACATTAAATTTTACACACAGCCAACAATACTCCGATTTATCTTTAGGCGGCGAGGCAGCCACAACTTTTGGAGCTATCGCAAAGACGATTCTTGATGATGGTGTTGATGCTGGTCAAAAGGGAAGAAATTTATCTCCATTTGTTCTTCAGCAATTGACAAAAATTGCAGGATCATTAACTGGATCTCCAAACTCAGCGGCTGCAATTTTTGCAGGAGCAACTGGTTTATCACAAAATCCACAACTAGAGTTAATTTATGCAAGACCCGATTTTAGGTCTTTTAGATTTTCTTTTATGTTTTATCCAAGAAGCGAGAAAGAAGCGGAAGAGGTATATGAATTAATTCAACGATTAAAATTTCATCAAGCACCAGAAATAAAAAATGGAACTGCCGGATTCTTTTTAGTTCCACCATCAGAGTTTGACATTGAATTTTATTACAATGGACAAATCAATCCAAATATACCCACAATTTCAACTTGTGTTTTACAATCAATTGATTTAGATTATGCGCCAAATGGATTTCACTCCTTTGAAACCCCTGGAGATAATTCGCCAAAGATTGGTGGTACTGGTACGCCAGTTGCGATTAGAATGGATTTGTCATTTAAGGAAACAGAAGTTATGACAAAGTTTAATTTTCAAGAAGGTCGAAGAAGTAAAGCTGAATTTCAAGCCTCGGCCTCGTTGGGTAATTTTAATGAAACAAATTTTGCAGAGCAACAATTTGATGCAGACAGAGGAATCTAAATGGCAAAATACTTTAGATACTTTCCGAAAACTATCTATACTTTAGATGGTTCAAATTCGCTTGATACAATCACCAATTTAACTGCCAGTTTTTCGTTTGATGAAAGTCTTTTAGAAAATTCTATTTCATACTATCAGTATACAATACCTGATGGTGAAACTCCAGAAATTGTTGCAAACAAATTTTATGGTGGACCAGAAAAACACTGGATCATTTTAAAAATGAACAAAATCTTTGATGTTAAGACTGACTGGCCAATTGAGCAAAGAATTTTAAATGAAGTTATTAGGTCAAAGTATGCTAATAATTGGATAACAGAAACTTTTGAAATGACCGATGAAGATGGTAATCTCTTTGTTGCAGAAAACGGTGAATCATTAATCTACGAAACTGGTAAAGAGCGAGATGGTTTAGAATGGGCTATAGCCAACAATCATTCTTTCTATAAAATTGAGACAAGATTGTTTCCTGTAACGGGAGATAAGACGATTCAAAAAATTCAGATAACCGAGGAAGACTACAACAGTCTTGTGGAAGAAAGTGCAAACTATACTTTATCGGATGGAAATACACTAACAGTATCAATAACAAAAACAAGAATGTCTTTCTACGATTATGAAGTTGAACGGAATGATACCAAGAGAAGAATAAAAATTTTAAAGAATGAGTATGTTCCTGCAGTGGATCAAGATTTTGTACGAGTAATTAGCAATGTCTGACGAGACAATTTTACAATCAACACAATATACCGTTAAAAAAGATGGTCTATCATTAGCAACCAAAGCTGGCATTGTTGATTTGACAGGTATGTTTGAGGAATTGAACATCTTTGATAGCATATTCAATCCATGCATGACTGGTACTATTCTCATACGGGATGCAAAAGGATTATCAAATAAACTATCATTTGATGGATCTGAAATTCTTTTGATTGATATGGGAAAAACAGAAAATCAAGCTACCATTACAAAATCATTTAGAGTTTATAAACAGAGTTCCAGAAAAGTTGTGAATATAAGTACTGAACTTTATGTACTTCATTTTGTTTCTGATGAATTCATTTTATCACAACAAACAAAAATATCAAAGTCATATCAGGACACTTATACAAATGTAGTTATTGATATCTTAAAAAATTATTTGTTAGTAAATACTGATGGTGTATTCTCGGTAGAGGCGTCAAAAGGAATAAGAACGGTTGTTTTGCCCAACAAAACTCCAATTGAATGTTTAGAATGGTGCTCAAAGAAAGCGGTAAACGAGGATTTATCACCATCATTTTTGTTCTTTGAGAATAAATTAGGTTATAATTTCCTAACCATTTCAAAAATGTTGGATCAAAGAGCTATACACAATATTAATTATCAGCCAAAAAACTTAGCATTGGCAGCTGAAGATACAAATGAAATGATGGGAGCCAGATACATTGAAGTTGTTTCTCAATTTGATTTGAATAAGAATATAAAGCACGGCGTATACGCTGGCACTTTTATTGGTTTTGATATTACGACAAGAAATATTGCAAAAAGAAATGTAGACTTTGATGATGTGTATGCAACAGGAAGTCACGCAAACGAAACACCAAACATTGGTATTATCACCAACAAAGCTGGATTTAAAAATACCGAAATGTTCAATTCAAGACGGGTTTTATTCTCAACTGGAATTTTTGGTTCACAAAGCGATTACGTAAAAACGAATGATCCAAGTTCTATCAATTCAGATGATGATACATATAACTATGTAATACAGAGGGAATCTGTAATTAGAAATTTAATGAATCAAAGATTGAAAGTTGTTATGCCCGGAAACTTTGATTTAATTTCTGGAACAAACGTAAACATAACAGTTCCAACAATTGGCGCACAATATTCGGAAAATATTCAAGATAACATAGATAAAACAAAAAGTGGTAAATACTTGATTGTATCAACTAGACAAATGATTACTTATGATAAGCATGAAACTATCATGGAAGTGGCAACGGATTCCAACAATCGTAATAAAGTTTACTTGAGTACTCAGCAACAAAATGACTTGGCAGATTTCTATGGATAATAATTTTGCCGGCAAGAATGGCTTTATTTGGTGGACAGGTATAGTTGAGAATCGGAATGATCCTTTAAAACTAGGACGTTTGCGTGTCAGAATTATTGGATGGCATACCGATGATTTGAATGAAGTTAAATCTGAACATTTACCATGGGCTGATGCCGTTACTCCATTAACACATAGCAACGCATCATTAGACATAAAGGAAGGTGATTGGGTTATTGGTTTCTTTACTGATGGAAACAATGCACAAAAGCCAGTTGTCTTTGGACAGTTGAATGGTCTGAATCCAAAAACTGTAAATACTAATCTCGGCTTTTCACCTCAACTTACACCAGAACAAAAAGCATTACAGCCAAAGGCTTCCGATTCAATTATCGTTGATAAAGCAGGAGAACCAACCACACCAAGAACAGCAAGAGGTGTAGTGGCTGGAACTCCAGTTGGTGTAGCAAATGAAAAAAGAGCGCATGTCTGCGACATTAGAGAAGAAATGAAAATGGCAGCCGCTCTAGCCAGACTTAAATTTTCACAATTGGTACAAGCAATAAGAGAAGCGGTAAGAGCAATCATAAAAGCATTAGGATTTTCTCCCGATGGCGTTACTGGAAGATTCATTGAAATTGCAAAACAACTGTTGAGAGATTTGAAATTTATACAATCCATCATAGAAGAAGTTCGTGACTGGACAAGAGTGATTGTAGATTTTGCAAGAAAAGTTCGTGCTATGATTGATTGGCTATTAACTTTACCAAAAAAATTGTTGGCTTTCCTTAAGGATTGTTTGGCCGAATTGTATGCTTCTTTAAAGACGGGAATAGCAGATTTATTTTCTGTATCAGGCGGTGTTGGTGATAATACAGAATCTGGAATATCGGAAGCAATGGGCGTATTTGGTGAAATTGTAGATACCGCAAAATCAACGGTTCAGGCTGGTATTGAAGTTGTAGCCGCACCAGCCGCTATTGTATCAGCACTTGCCTCACCAACTTCAGCGGCTGATGTTACTAAAGCTGGTGATTTAATAACATCATATATTTCAACTACCGCGGCATCGGACACTTCATCAAATACTGCATCTTCTGTTACAAGTTCTAGAACAAATTTTAAGATGGCATAAACATGGCAGATACATTAGCAAATCCTGATGAAATAAACAAACCAGCGGATGATGAATCTTGGACTGAAAGGGAGTCCGACGCTAGTGTTGAAAATCCACCAACTTATCCACATAACAAAGTTATGATGACTGAATCTGGTCATCTATTTGAAATGGATGATACACTAGGTCGTGAGCGAATTCGTCTACAACATGGCGGTGCAAAAAATAGCGGCGTTGGTTCATTCTTTGAAATGCATTCCAACGGCGACATGACCACAAAGATACAACGAGACAACTATGAAATTGTTCTTGGTAAAAATAGAGTATTGATTAAAGGCGTGTGTAATGTTACAATAGAGGGTGATTCTATTGTGCATGTTAAGGGAAACAAGTATGAAAGAATTGATGGTGATTTAATCCAAGAAGTTCGTGGTAATGTTACTCAAAATTATAAAAAGAAAACAAAGATTCTTTCCGATGGTGATATGACCATCGGATGTGGAGATCCGACAACTGGAAGTTTAAAACTTTCAACTGGCGACCACACATACATCCAAGGCGACTTGGCTGTAGCGGGTTCAATTCAAGCGGATATGATAACAGCAACAACAAAAGTCAATGCTGGTACACAAGTCAATGCTGGTCCTCTTGGATTTGTTTCCGAAGCTGGTGGTCTTGCAATTGGCTCACCTGTTGCATTACCATTGCAAGTTCTTGTTCCTGCAGGTTCTGCTTATATTGGTCAAAGCGTTTATGCTGGTGTTAGCGTAAATGCTCCTTTTATAAATGGATTCTCAGTAAAAGATGCCGCAGGAACTATGATGGCAATTAGAATGCAACACAATGCACACAATCATATTGGTAATAAAGGATTTCCAACAAGTCCTCCTATTTCGCCAATGACTTTACTTTAATTATGGAGATTTGAATGTCTAGCGTTTTTGGAAGATTAACATATAACTTTGATGATACGAAGTATGGAGATTGTTTTTATTTAAGTACCGAAACTAAGAATTACTTAAACACCTCACCTCTTGAAATTAAAACTTGGCAGAAAACTGACATTGCCAATGGAAATATTCAAAATACAAACTACTTCAAGAATCCAGTAATAAACGTAACAAATACGTTTATACAAACATTAAATACATTCAATGTCGTATTCGCTAATGTGGTGGTTCTTGATAGTTCACCTACATTGAATTCGGAATTCGTTTACGAGACTGTTACGAATTTGAGATTAGAGTTGTTGAAATATAGAACACATACCAGTAATGTTTCAGGAGTAAATGATACCACACAAACAGTTACTGGTGATGGAGCTTCAATAATTGATTATCCAGATTACAAAAAATCTGTGGCTTTGGGGCAACAACTATTACAATTGGTGAATGTGACGGATGGTGTCCAGAATGCTTCTCCATTATTAGGCAGTATGACAAGTCTTTTTATTGGTGATGAACTCGCATCAAATTTGAGTATAATTACATCCGATGTGCAAACGTTAAATGCCACCCTACGAGAAGTTGTTGTTGTTGGAGGCGGAGATCCTCCATCAAATACTTTTTATTATTCTAATATAACTCCAGCTAACGCAAACACCATAATGACACACTTTGAAACTGTGAGTACCATGTTGAGAGTGCGGAGAGAACACGACTGGGATTTCTACAGAAATGGCGTTAGTATAGTTAATGATTATTTCAAAGTTGATTCCCTAGGAAGACTAGGAAACACTCAAAGTTATCTGGTTAATAATTTAATTGGCACGGATCGTTATATCTCAAATACCTTAGCCAATACGTAATAAATAGAAGATGGCCACAGTAGTAACCGCAACAACAAGAAAATATAAAGACTTGGACTTGTCTTTCACAGCCCATCCTATAAAGAAGGATGTGAATAAGCACGTTGACGAGATGGCGGTAATCAATTCGGTTAAGAATTTGATTTCAACTTCTCGGTATGAAAGACCTTTCCAGCCACAGTTGGGATCCGGTGTACGTGCCCTATTATTTGAAAACATGGATTCCATAACATCTTCCGCATTGAAGCGTGAAATTGTACAAACTTTAGAAAATTATGAGCCAAGAGTTATCGTGAAAAGCGTAGCAGTATCGCCAGATTATGAAAACAATTCTTACAGTATTGGTATGACATTTTTGATAGTCAATAGAACAGACCCAATAACAATAAACTTCTTCTTACAACGAGACAGATAAGATGGCTGACCGTTTAACCGTAACCGAATTAGATTTTGATTCTATCAAAACTAATCTTAGAAATTTTCTAAGACAACAAACTGAATTTCAAGACTATGATTTTGAAGGTTCTGGACTAAGTGTTCTATTGGACATTCTAGCATACAATACACATTACAATGCATATTACTTAAATATGATTGCCAACGAAGCATTCCTGGATAGTGCTTCTCTTAGAAACTCAGTTGTTTCACATGCGAAACGAGTTGGATATACACCACGTTCAGCTAGAGCGCCAAGAGCAATTGTTAATGTAACCATAGAAACACCAAATGCTACTCCAGGATCATTGACTATTCCTAGAGGTTATGCATTCTCATCTTCACAGTTGGATGGCGTATCATACAAGTTTGTTACAACCGAATCAACTACAGTATCAAAAGTTGGAAACAATTTTGTGTTTACAAATGTTCCAATCTATCAAGGTCAACTTGTTTCATATTCGTATACCAACAGTTTTTTCTCTAATCCAAAACAACTGTTCACAATACCAGATTCAAACATTGATACAACGACATTAAGAGTTTCCGTAAAGCAATCTGCTTCAAATACGGAAACTGCCATTTACGATTTATCAACAAACGCACTTACTGTAGATTCAACATCGGAAGTTTATTACCTACAAGAAGGTAAAAACGGACAATACGAAATTTACTTTGGTGATGACAATCTAGGTAAAAAAATACCAGATGGTGGTGTAATTACATTAGACTATTTGATTACCAGTGCAGATGCTTCAAACAAAGCAAACTCATTTGTTTCATCTTCAACAATTGGTGGTTACAGTATAATTTCTGTAAATTCAATCTCTGCGGCTGCTGGTGGTGTCACCAGAGAATCCGTAGATTCAATTAAATTTGCGGCACCACTGGCTCTACTATCACAAAATCGTGCTGTGACTAAGAATGACTACATCAAGTTAATTCAACAAAACTATCCAGCTTTTGAAGCAGTCAACGTATGGGGTGGAGAAGAAAATGATCCACCAGTTTATGGTAAAGTATTCATATCAGCAAAACCAAAACTTGGGTTTGAAGTATCTGATACGGAAAAAGACTATGTGAAAAATACCATATTGAAGCCAATCAGTATGTTAACAATTACACCAGAAATTGTGGACATTGATTACAATTATTTAAAAGTGGAAGCAAGCGTCTTCTATGATAAATCAAAATTATCATTAAATGATTCTGAATTGAGAACTTCAATAACAACTTTGATTAAAAATTATACATCAACAAATCTGAATAAATTTAATTCTTATTTTAGATATTCCGGTCTTGAGACTGCAATTGATAGCTTTGATAGGTCAATTATTTCCAACGAAATAAGTTTGTTTGTTGCGAAGAAATTTAGACCAGACTTGATTATCGCAGACAGTTATATTTTGGATTTTGGATTTGAATTGGCTAGAGGAACAACAAACGACAACTTCTATTCAACACCAGACTTTACTGTAACTGATGAAGATGGTGTTTCTCGCCAGTGCTTTTTTGAAGAAGTTCCATCATCATTCTCTGGTTTGGAATCTATAACTATAACTAATCCAGGATTTGGATATACATCAACACCAAAAGTTACCATTGTTGGTGACGGAGAAGGTGCGATTGCTGTAGCTGAGATAGTAAATGGTAAATTAAATAAGGTTACAGTTACAAATCCAGGCATTGGATATACCACAGCAGCCGTTCAAATTACTGGTGGTGGTGGCTCATTAGCTTCTGGACTAGCAGTACTTGAAGGTCGTTATGGCCAAATCAGAATATCCTATTTTAAGCCAGATGAAATCAGCAGTCAAAGTACCAAAGTAATTTTGAATAAAAACAAAAACAACGGTGTTACTGGTACTATTGATTATTTGATGGGTAAAATAACAATCAGTAATTTTAATCCAACCGCAGTCAACAATGATTTCGGCGACATTATGGTTCACATTAAGCCAAAGATTAGCATCATTCAATCAAAATTAAATAAAATGCTTGTTCTGGATGCAGATGATCCTACCAGCGTTGTTGTTAAGACCACTACAATTTAATGGAAAACGTTCGCACATCAAACCTGGTATCTTCACAGTTACCAGATTTCGTAAGAAGTGACTATCCAAAATTTGTCACATTCTTAGAGAAATACTATGAATGGCTGGAAACTACAGATAGCGTTTCCTATGAAATTGATGCATTACGCAACGCAAATGATATTGACAATGCGGATGACTATTACATTGAGCAATTAAAGAAAGACTTAACTCCTTATTTTCCACAAGATGTTGTTGCCGACAAGAGACTTTTCTTAAAGTTAGTCACACAGTTCTATAGATCCAGTGGAACACAAGAATCTGTCAAGTTTCTTTTCAGAGCATTATACAATGAAAATATTGATATCTACTATCCAAAAGAAGACATTCTAAAAGCATCGGATGGTAAGTGGGTATTGCCTCTAGCACTTAGAATTGATACCAATGACAATAACATTTTCAACATTGCAAAAACACTAATCACTGGTCAAACATCAAAGGCCACCGCTCTTGTTGAGAAAGTAATCCAATCAGTTGACCGCCAGCTTGGTATTACATACACAGAAATTTATGTATCAAATGTACAAAGATTGTTTACGACAGGCGAACAAGTATCAGCAACATACATTGATGAAGATACTGGACTAAATGTTACTGTTACGGGTCGTTTGATTGGTGCTCTATCTGAAATAAAAATTAATCCATTAAATAGAGGTCTTTTTTATAATGCATATGATACTGAAACTGGATATGATGGTGATCCAGTTAGTATTGTTGGTGGCTTGAACCCTGTAGCAAATACTCCAGTTGGTGCTGTTGCATATGTTGGCGCAGTAACAAAAGGCGGTATTACGGATATTATTGTAGAGAGAGGTGGATTTGGATTTAGAGATCCGGCAATTAACGCAAACACTTCAATCATTGATTTCAAAGGTGGATTTGATGATGTGACTTTTGGCACAGAAGCTAAAGCGTCTATCAATTTATTGGATACTACAGTATCAAGACTAATCAATGTATCTAACATGTCTGTTGCAACACTCAATGGACTACACGCAAATATTTCTACCATAGAATCAAATACAATTAATAGTGTATCAACATTTTCTCCATTTTCCGTATTTCCAATTTCTTTTGTTATGGTTGATGGTTCAGGTGGTGGATATCGCCAAAAGCCATCCGTAGAAACTTATAGTTTTTATAATGAAGAATATGATGATATCTTAGTGTGTACAGCACGTACCATCGTAAAAGGAACTTCATTAATAAATGATACAACACAAGACTTAACAGTTTCTTTTGAGCCTGGTGATTATGTTAGATTGTTTATCAATAACAAATTTGAAGCAGTTCGTGAAGTTGCTTATGTTGATACCAACAATTTATATTTTAATGAATCATTTAAGAATGACATAACGAATGTATCAGTCTACAAAATTTTAAGAAATGATTTGTACAGAATCGGTTCACTTGGAAGAATAACTGTCAACAGTGGTGGTACTGGATATGCTAATGGCGACATTTTAATTTTTACTGGTGGTTCAGGATATGGCGCAAATGCATATGTAAATGTTTCATCTGGAGTAATTACTTCGGTAACAATGAACAATCATTCATCAAATGCATATGTTATTGGCGGAGAAGGATATACAAGAGATTCATTGCCAAGTATTACTGTGCAATCAGCATCAGGTACAAGTGCCAACTTAACTGTTGCACAAATAACTGGTGACGGTGAACAATACGGATTGACAACATCAAGAATTGGCGCAATTTCTTCATTGAGAGTTATAAGTTATGGATATGATTATGTTGAAGCTCCAACGGTCTCTTTAAGAAATGCAGACTTAGTATTAGCGAATGTTACAGCTGGTCAACTATTCGTTTCAAATACATCTGTGTATCAAGGTGTGTCAAACACAACTTCAACATTTAGTGCAAGAGTTGATTCGTATGATCCAGACACCGCCGCTTTGAGAATTTTTAATTATCGTGGTGTTTTTGATGCCACTAAAACTATTAAGTCTGATGATGGAGTAGTTTCTGGAAATGTTGTATCTTACATTTTCTATGGTGATGGTAACGCTAAAGCTACAGCTAACTTTGAGAATGGACTGATTCGTTATCCCGGAATTTATCTGAATACTGATGGACAAATTAGTGCTGATAAGAAATTACAAGATGGTGAGAAATATCACAACTTCTCATACATCATCAAGTCACAAACAGACTACGCAAGATTTAAGAAGCCATTGAATGACATTGTTCATCCAGTCGGCACAAAAACATTCATTACCAAGATTGACGATAACGAAGAAATGTTGACTCAGGTTAACACTTCATCTTTTATAACAATCACATCTCTTGCGGACACTTATAACATTGCCAATGGTTCTAATAAAATTATCACCACAAATACGAGCGCAAATCTTCAAGCTACAGTCAATGTTGGTGATGTGATTACACTTGCAAATGTCCATAGAAGATTGCAAAATACAGTCAATGTGGTTTCTGGTTCAAATATCTTGTTTGGCGCAGCCAATAGCGTCAATTTCATAAACGATTTGCAAGATGGAGATACCATCTACTTGTCAACCGGCAATACAGTATCAATTAAAGAAGTTACAAATTCTTCTTTTGCTATACTGGATACTATAATTAATGTAACATCAACTTCAGCGACTGTTAATTTGGTTTATACGGCTACAGTTAGAGCGAATTCTAGAAATGCAAATACTATTTTTGCAAGTAGCATATTTACATCAAACGGCAGCAATTTGAGCGCAACCATTCAAAAAGTTAGATAAATAAAAACATGTCAGCACTCTTAACTAAAAACTTCAAAATATTGATGGCACAGCAAGTTTATAACTTGTTGGACTTGGGCTCCAACTCATACTTGCCAGCTGAAAGAAAGTCATATTTGTATGCGTTTTTTGGTAGACACTTGCCATGGAATGCTGGAACAGAAGTTGCTGGCACTCCATCAGAATCGGATAATGATATAAATGATTACTATAAACGCGGTGTCTTAGCTAAACAACTATCGTTTGAAAATGCATCTCTTGTTGTTCCAAGAAATAATTGGACTTCAAATACAATATACAATACGTATGAAGCAAATACAAATTTCTATGTGTTAAACACAAAAGACCAGGTCTTTAAGTGTCTTTCAAATGTATCAACAGGAACAGCATCCACTGTAGAACCGGAGTTGACACTTTCCACAACATCTTTGGAAGAACCATATGTGGAAACTGCCGATGATTACAAGTGGAAATATATGTACACACTAACATCTTTACAAAAACAAAAGTTTTTGACTGATGATTGGATGCCAGTTTCTACCAATAAATTTGTCCGAGGTGCCGCTGAAGCAGGTTCAATTGATATCGTTACAGTCACAAATTCTGGTAATAATTATACAGATGGCACTGTACAGAGTATTATTACGATTGACGGCGACGGAACTGGTGCAGTATTGAAAGCGAACGTTTCTGGTGGACAAGTAAAAAATATAATCATACAGAATCGCGGTAATTATTACACTTATGCAAACTTAACTTTTACTGATGTTACTGGCGGAGTTGGCTCACTTGCATCCGCAACAGTCTCAATTGCTCCACACGATGGTCATGGATATGATCCAACTTATGAATTAGGTGGATCCACTATTATGTTTAACGTAGAGTTTGCACAAGATGAAAGCGGTGTATTACCGGTTGACAATGATTTTCGTGAGGTTGTATTGTTAAGAAATCCATATAGATATGATACAACAATATTAGCCACAGCACAAACATATTCTTTATACACTCTTGTTAAAGTTTCACCTGGTGTTGGCGACTTCAACAATGATGAAGTTGTATATCAGGGAACAACATACGCCGACGCAACGTTTACGGCTGATGTTATTTCTTTTAGTGAAACGCCCAACTTATTATACCTAAACAATGTTCGTGGAACATTACAAACAAATCAAGCGATTAGAGGCTTACAAACAGGCGCTATTCGTATTGTAAATACAGTTACAAATCCTACTCTTGATTTGTACTCTGGAAAGATATTATACATATCAGATAAATTGCCAATTACAAGAGACCCTGCCCAAACCGAACGAATTCGTTTCATATTGAGTTTCTAAACGAGGAATAAATGACTGCTACTTTTAACTACGATCCATACTATGACGATTTTGATGAAGATAAAAACTTCATGCGTGTCTTGTTTCGTCCAGGTTATTCGGTTCAAGCCCGTGAATTAACGCAATTACAAACCATACTAGCCAATCAAATTGAGAAATTTGGTAACCACATTTTTAAGAGTGGTAGTCCAATTGTTGGTGGTAAAGTTTCTTTAGATAACAAAGCTAATTATGTGGTGCTGGCTGCTCAATATAATAACTTAGATGTTGATGCTACACAATTTCTAAACAAGACTGTCGTTTCATATAACTCAACCAAAATAATTAGAGCAAAAGTTATTGCAATTGACACATCAACTGCAAATCCAATTTTAATTTTGAAATATCTAAGCGGCGAAAGATTTGCGGAGTCGGATGAAATTCGTGTTTATGGGCAAGAAATTTATGCACAATTGAGATCCACTGCGGCTGTTGGTGGTTCTTTCATAGCTAAACTTCAAGAAGGTATTTACTACTTCAAAGGACAATTTGTAAAAGTAGTTCCTCAATACCTCGTTCTTGAAATTTTCTATCGTGTAGGATATAACACAACCACAATCAATTTAAATCCATCATACAAAATTGGTATTGAATTTACTGAAACTATTGTTGATGAAATTGATGATACATCACTATTGGATCCAGCACAGGGTGCCTTTAACTACCAAGCACCAGGAGCCGAGCGTTTTGCAATTCAAACTTCTCTATCAAAGAGAACATTAGATTCTGCTGATATTTCAACATTCTTTGAAATTGTTCGTCTTGTTAATGGTGTAAAAACAAAAGAGATTGATTATCCAATCTATAGTGAAATTGAAAAAACATTAGCCCGCCGTACACATGATGAATCTGGAAACTATACGGTGGATCCATTTGTCATTTCTCTTGAAGAAGGCGATAGTGCTAATGGTAAATTCAACGTTATTTTAGATCCGGGCAAAGCCTACGTGAGTGGTTATGAATTTGAAACTATTGCTCCAACAATTATTGAAGTTGACAGAGCAAGAGAAGTTTCAAATGTTTCAAGTTTTGATTTACCAACAAACTATGAAAGTAGTTTAGTTCTTGCAAATGTTCGTGGTACGCTTGATATTACAACATTCCCATCTTTGGACATTCATTCTGTTCCACATACAAACATTAGTCTATCAACAGGTCCAGCGTACAATTCTACCAAAATTGGTACAATTTATGCAAATATGATTCGCTACAATGATGCATCCAATACGGAGATTGGTACCACGCATACATTTACTGTAAACACATTTGGCGCTAATACTGTTCCAATTACAGGAACATTAGCCGCAACTGGATCATCTGCTACTACAATTGCAATTCCTGCCGCATTCAATAATGCTTTGCCATTGAATGCTTATGCAAACATGTATTTTCAAATTACAAATGGAACTGGTGCCACATTATCTCCAATTTTAATTACAAGTTCAAATGCGGCTACATTTAATTTAGCATCATCATTGACTTTTGTTCCAGGATCAAATACATTCACAATTCAATCTGAGATTAAAAATACTGAGTCACTTGTTGCTAATGGTGGTTTGTTTATAGCATTTGCGGGTAATATTGACACAGACTCAAAAAATCCAACTACAGGATTTGTTTCTATTAGTGAACCAGTTAGAACCAGTTTAGTTTTTGAAACGCCATATGAAGCAATCAAAGCTAATACAATTAGCAATATGGATTTTCAGGTAAGAAAGAAATATACAGGAACAACATCTGGTGGTAAATTTACCGTGACTGCTTCAGGCACAGATACTTTCCCATTTTTACCCGCATCAGGAACAGTTTCAGATTCATTGATTCTGAATAATATAATTTGTTTTGTCCGGTCAGATAGTGCAAGTAATACTCAATATGGTATTGCTCCTAATACAGCAATTAGCTTATCAAATAATAACTTTACAATTACCACAGTTTCAACATCATCATTTGAAGTTGATTTGAAAACTTTAACTGATGTTATCAAAGTTGATTTGCTTGTAACTACAAAAATCAATAATGCTGAGGTTGGAGCAACTGGTGTTACTAAGCGTAAACAATTAGTACCAATTACTGGTGGAACAGATTTACATTCTCTGATTCCATATGAAATGGATACTGGCGGAACTGAAGGAACTACTGTTCTTTATTCCGCAAATACAACCGGAGAAGTAACATATTTTTCGGGTGGTGCAGTATTCAAGAGTATCGGCGCAACCAACTTTGATAACGGCACAGTATTAACAGATTTAAGAACGCCAGGCAAAGCGGTTAGTTTGCAAGTCCCGGATGTGTATGAACTCATTGGTATCTATGATTCTAGAAATACTGGAGCAAATGTCACATCGGCTATGTTGACAACCGTATCTAATGATATTACATCTCACTATGAATTTGACAATGGTCAACGCAAGACACATTACGACCATGCAACGATTACATTAAAACGTGGATATTCTGCACCTGTTGGAAAAGTATTTGTGCAGTATAGATATTTTAAAAACTTGTCTGTATTTGCAGGATTATTTGATGTGGATTCATATGCACAAGGCTCAAATATTTCTTACTCAGATATTTCCAAGTTTGATAATAAAGAAGATAAAAAACTTATTCCTCTAAGAGGCGCATTTGACTTTAGGCCATATAAAGATGTGGGCGGAACATCGTTGTCTGGAGCATTGAATCCAGAACCTCTAGAAAATATTACAATGAATTATGATTATTTCTTGCCAAGAATTGACCAAGTTGTAGTTAAATCTTCTAGAGAAATTGGAGTATTAAGAGGTCAATCTGCGGTTGTTCCAGTACCGCCTCCAGTAGATACAAAAGATATGTTGATTTATACTCTGTATATTCCAGCATATACTGAGAGTGTAAAAGATATCCGTGCAGATTTTAAAAATCACCGTAGATATACGATGAGCGACATTCAAGCGTTTGAGGATAGAATTCGTGGACTTGAGTATTATGTTGCATTAACAACATTAGAGAAAGATGCAGCCTCAACAAAGATTCTGGATAACAATGGACTTGAGCGTTCAAAGTATGGTATTCTTGTTGATAACTTTACATCAAAAGATTCGCAAGCTACTTTTTCAGATGTGGATTTAGATAATAGAAACTTGATTGATGCAGGAAGATTGTATCCAGCTTCTCTAATGAGAACTGTTGAACTGGAGCTTAATACTTCATTGAGCGCCGGCGCAACAAAAGTTGTTGGTGCTGGTACCAAAAAAGCATTGATGCTTTCATATACTACTTCTGAATTTGCAAAACAACCTTATGCAACAAAATCAATGGCAGTTGCCGATGCAACTTTTGCCAACTTCAAAGGTAAAACAAAATTATTCCCAGAATTTACTGGAGATGTTGATACCGATTCTACAGCAAGAGTTACATTAAATTCTGTTCAAGGTATTGATAATGCCTTCAATTTTATCAATAGTACACTTAAGTATGTTGCTGATAATAATAAACAATGGGCCGATGATAAAGATAGTCCTTTCGCACAAATTGCCGATAATAAATGGTATAAAACTTTAAAAGAAACTGATTATACTAAACAATCAACCGTGCATTTGGGCGGTCGCACTTTTGGTGTCGTTGCGGCCGTTAATGACAACACATATTTGACCAAGGGCGCGGAACTAAATCAGAAACAAATTACTACTTCAACTTCACAGGTAGATGTAGGAACTTTTGTTACAGACTTAGCTATTCAACCATACATGAAGTCAAAGCAAATTCTTTTTGCTACCGATGGAATGAGGCCTTCAACAGTCATGTATTCTTTCTTTGATAATACTGATGTTAACAAATACATTGTAGTACCAAACAAAGTTACATTGAGTGCTAATACAACTTTGATTTCTGGAGAATCTGTTCTTATAGCAAATACTGTTGGTGATTTGGCTGCTAACTTGGCAAGTTTATTGGCTGGCGGTACATCTTATTCTGCGGCGTTTGTTGTAGTAAGTGAGCCTGGTTCAGCTAATGTTTCTATTATTAACGAAACTGGTAAACCACTTTCTAGTAAATATGTCTACGCTTTAGATAGTGGAAATACATACACAATTTCTTCCGTAACTGACCATCGTTCTGGTGTAACAAGAGGAATTACTGCTACAACAATTACTCTTGCGTCCGATGCGCCATCATATAACATAGTTGGAAATACAATTACACTTATTCACTCAACATCTTCATTTGAAGGAGTTGGTGCACAATTTGCAGTAACCGCATATGATACTAGCACAAAAGTTGCTACAGTAAGTGGAGCAACTACGTATGTTGGTGGAACATATGTTTATAGTTTTGGCACAAATATGTCTAACAAACTTGGACAAGTTGGTGGTGCATTCTATATGCCAAAAGCAACATTCCGTTCTGGCGAAAGAAACTTCCGCGTTACCGAATCTTTTAATAACACATATGATGCAGATTCAATTTCATTCTCCGACAAAACATACAATGCGACTGGACTAACAGTAAGCAAAACAACACTCGTTGATACTGTATTGAATGTTGATGTTGAAAGAAAAATTGTTGGTATACAAACTTCCGATAGACTAGTCGGTTCAGTAGCCGCTGGACAAGAATTATTATCAACATATCAAGTAGGAGGAACTGATCCTCTTGCCCAAACATTCTTTGTTGATCCTGTTGTGTATCCACAAGGTTTGTACTTAAGTAGTGTTGATTTATTCTTCAAAGCTAAAGATGATGGCAATTTGCCAGTGACGCTACAAATTCGTCCCACTGTAAATGGATTTCCATCTTCAGATTACTGGTATCCAGAATCCGTTGTCACCAAGTATCCTTCTCAAATCAACGTTTCAGAAACTCCGAGTGTTACTGATTCAACCACATCTACTAATTTTGAATTTAGTTTCCCAGTATATTTAAAACCTGGTCAATATGCGTTAATTGTTTTAGCTGATACTCAGGAATATATTGTTTGGGAAGCTGAAAAGGGTGGAACAACTACCAATAATGAATATGTGGATAAACAACCATATATGGGAACTTTGTATAAATCACAAAATACCGCAGAATGGACTCCGTTTATTAATGAAGACTTGATGTTTAAATTAAATCGTTGTGTTTTCGCAACGAATAGTACTGCGACATATTTCTTGAGAAATCAAGCATTATCAACTAGCACAAACTATGACAAATTAAGATTGATTACGAAACCAATTATACCAGATGCAAAAGTTACATCTTTGACACATAGCATCGCAACAACTACAATTTCGGGAACAAAAGAAACTTCATATAGAACATTGTCTTCAGGACAAACATATAGCTTCTCTAGTGATGATTTGTATCAAGTTGGATATCGCAGAAAGAAAATGTTTAATGCGAATGATTTTACATTGAAATTGGAAATGACTACAACAAGTGATGCAGTTTCACCAATATTTTCAATGGAAGCCGCTTCTGTAAATATATGGGAAAATTATATTGATAATGCAGAAATCAATTCCGAAGATTTTACAATTACTGCAACGGGCAGAGGATATAGCAACGCAAACGTAATTACAATTACAAGTTCATCTGGCACTGGAGCAAACGCTAATGTGCGGGTTGATGGTAATGGTAATGTTATTGGAATTTACGTAACATCATCAGGATCTGGATACCTAGATAATTTTACTATTTCATATCCAGATACTGGCAATTCATCTACAGTTACATCTAACGCAACTATTGAATTGAATAGTGAATATGATTCTTCTGGTGGTCCTTGTCTTGCTCGTTATATCACTAAGCCAGTTAAATTGGCTGATGGATATGACGCTGGTGATTTGCGAGTATTCCTTGGTGCGAACAAACCAGGGTCTTCAGAAGTTTCCGTATTCTATAAGATATTGTCGGATAGTGATGCAACACGATTTAAAGACAGACCTTATGAAAAAATGGTTTGTATTAATCCAACGGTGACAGCATCGCCAGATCCAGATACTTTCCGTGAATATGAATATCGCCCATCTGCTATAACAAATGCAGTCACTTATACTGGAACAAATGGTGTAACATACGATTCATTTAAGACTTTTGCTATCAAGATTGTCCTAACTTCAAGCGATCCAGCAATTGTTCCAAGCGTTAAAGACTTGCGTATTATCGCAACTCCAGCCGAGTAATCATGTTTGTGAAAGTTGAAGGTACCAATTTCATTAAAGATACTGGCACAAGCGCCCTGTTGATGACGGGGCGTAACGCTTTGATTGAAAATGAAGCAAGAAAAAAACTTGCTGATAGGATGAATGGTAAAAATACTGAGATAAATAACTTGAAGAATCAGGTAGAAGAATTATCTTCGGATATGAAGGAAATCAAGTCCCTACTAAACGCATTGCTGAAACAGAGTAAAGAATAATGGCACTCAATAATATTACAAGAACAAATACGATTGATGAATGGCGCATCCAGACCAATTTGGCAGCGAATGCACTTAATCAAATTGAGACCGGTAATTACAATAAAACCAGCGGAACATTTACCATTTCGTCAACTGGTGTATTGTCTATTACTTCACCAGGCACTTCACTATCAGTTGTAAACGGCGCTCTGTTTCAGAGTAATATTGCTGTTGGTAAAGATATTGTTTTAGGCTCCGAAGTTTCGGGTACAGGTAATCTTTCTATCGGTAATACTGTTTTCATTTATGGAGGTGGTGGTTCTGGTGTTGGCGAATCTCACACGGGTCTTTATGTTGCTAATAACATAATTGGTAACGGTAGTCTTGTTATTAAAAATAAGATTGTAACAAACAATATAACAGCAAACTCAAACGTAGTAGTTGTTGGTACAGCAAACGCAGGATTTCTAGGAGTAGTCAATAGTGGTTATGTAGGAACAACTTTAACTGTCGTTGGAAATACTGCTGTTGGTAACTTGACAACTGCTAATTCGGTTGTTGCTGATAATGGTAGATTCGCAAGTAATGTAACAGCATCACATTTCGTATCTATTGCTGGTTCTATTGTTGCTGATTCCGCTAGAATTACTGCGAATGCGACTGTCGCCCATGTGGAGGCTTCTGGATCCATTGTTGCAGACAACGCCAGAATTACTGCGAATATTACGGCTGCTCATTTAACCGCTAACGGTGGTGGTTCTGTTGTTGCTGATACAGCCAGATTTAATGCTAATACTTCTGTTGGTGAAGAACTAACAACAATTACTGTCAACGCAACAAACGCTAGATTCACCGCAAACGCAAACGCCGCTCATTTTACAGCAAATAATGGTGGTTCTGTTGTTGCTGATACAGCCAGATTTAATGCTAATACTTCTGTTGGTGAAGAACTAACAACGATTACAGTTAATGCCACAAACTCAAGAGTTTCTGGAAATGCAAATGCAGCCCATTTTACTACAACTTCAGGTTCAGTTGTTGCAGATAGTCTAAGAATAACAAGTGCAACGGCCTCTGCTAATATCAGTGGTAATGTTATTGCTGGAAACGTAAACACTCAAGGTATGGTGTATGCTGGTTCTCTAGTATCTGGTAAGACAGATGTGGGCGCATTAACGGTAACATCTTTAAGCACGGGTGGAGAGGCAACTGTTGGTGATTTAAATGTAACTGGTGATTTTGTATTATCTGGTAGCATTGTTTATGATGCTGACGTATTAACAATTAGCACTGCTTCACCAATAACAACCACTGGTGAAGCATACTTTGGTGTATTCAGAGGAAATGACAAGGGCGGTGTTTCTGGTGGCTCTGGTGGCGCATCAGCAAATGCTAATGCATATATTCGCTGGAGTTCATCCGCTAATAACTGGCAAATTCGTGATGTATTCAATTCAGATGCTACTTCAACATATTCTAAAATACTTACCGCAAATCTAATTACTACAAGTACTGCATCGGTAAGTAATGCAGACTTTGCATCTTCATGGTTAATGAAAAACTATGTTGACAATGCAAATACAAATCTAAAGAGTTATGTAGACACAAGTGCTATTCAAACAGCGGCTGCAAATGCTGGATTACTTGGTATCAATCTAAGCGCAAACATTGGTGCGGCTAGAATTGCTGATACAGCAAATTCTGGTTTAGGTGATATCATTGTAATGGGTCGTGCTAATGGTGCATTTGGCGTTGCTAATCTAGCATCAAATACATTTAATGGAACAAGTGGCTCAGCGGCACCAAGTAATGGTGTAATTTCATTTACAAGTACAAATGGTGTAACGCTAGTTGGTGGCGCAAATACAATTACGGTTAATACACCACAAGATGTAAGAACAACTGCAAGTCCAACATTTAGCGCATTGACATTAACCAACGCCCTTCCAGTTTCACAAGGAGGCACTGGCGCAACATCTCCGGGTGGTGCTTTAACAAATCTATTACCAGCCGGCGGTACATCAGGTTACGTTTTAGCAACAAGCGGTTCAGGAACTTATTATTGGGCTGCAGGCGGTACTGGCGGTGGAGGTAGTGCAACTCCCGGTACAACGATTACATCAACCAGAACAACACCAACAGTTAATGCATCACAAAGAATATTTGCAACACCCATCTATCAAACTGGTACTGGTCAACTAAGAGTTTTCATTAACGGAGTTAGACAGTTTGCTTCCGAGTATACTGAAGGCGCAAATAACTTGACGGGCGTGGCATCAGTATCATCAAATGGTTATTTCTCAACTTCATCCGCATCTTCAACCCTTGTCGTTAATGCGCCTCTAGCAATTACAGGAACACTAACAGGAACTGCAACAATTACAGGTTATGTTCCAGGCAAAATTTATTATATTAAAACAATTAATGTTAACTATTTCTCATTATCAGAAACTGTTGGCGGTGCGGCAATCACAACAACATCAGGCACAACAACTGGTCTTTCATTTACGACAGGTCACAATGTAACATTAACAACAGGTACAAGTTCTGGCGATGCAATTTTACTTGAAGTTGATGCGTATACGGTAAATCCATATTATGCAAATAACATAGCGTATACAGTAACTGGTGCAATTGATTCATCGGCAAATACTATTCAGTTGGCTATTGATAGTTTGGAATCAAGAAAGATTACAACAACGGCGGCCGAAGCAAACACAGGTTTAGGATTAATTATTGTTGGTTCAAGAGCCAATTCAGCGTTTGCTCAAGCTAATCTAGCATACGGTCAAGCAAATAATTCTTTCGGCTCATTTGGTCAAGCCAATCTAGCATTTGCTAAAGCCAATTCAGCCAGTGGTATAGCAGCCTCAGCATTTGGTCAAGCCAACTTAGCTTTTACTACAGCCAATTCAGCTAGTGGTGTTGCCGCATCTGCATTTGGTCAAGCCAATATAGCTTTTGCTACAGCCAATACTGCCAATAGTACATTGAATGCTAGTAATTTAACATCGGGTACTATACCAGCAGGAAGATTTCCCGCATTTACTGGCGATATAACAACTGTCGCAGGAGGTGTAGCGTCAACTCTAGCAACTGTAAATTCAACTACAGGTTCTATGGGTAGTGCCACTCATGTATCCAGATTTACTGTAAATGGAAAAGGATTAATCACATCGGCTAATAGCGTTGCAATTGCAATTTCTTCAAGTGCTGTTTCAGGATTAGCATCATCAGCAACAACTGATACAACTAATGCATCAAATATTAGTTCCGGCACATTAAATTCTGATAGATTGGCATACACATTCAATCAGGGTGTTGGAACAGGCTCCGCGACTAGATTCGCATCAGTGGCTGTTGGCTTACCGGCAACAACTGTTGGCTGGAGTATGGGCACAGGCGAAATTCGTGCGACTGGTGATATCACAGCTGGTTACTCAGATGATAAGCTAAAAACAAGATTGGGTAATATTGAAAATGCTCTTGATAAAGTTTCTGCTATTTCTGGATTCTTCTATGAACCAAATAAAACGGCACAAGATTTGGGATATGAAGTAAAAAGGGAAGTTGGTGTATCCGCACAAGAAGTTCAAGCAATTCTTCCTGAAGTTGTTGTTCCCGCACCGGTAGATAATCAATATCTGACTGTGCATTATGAGAAACTTATTCCTCTATTGATTGAAGCTATTAAAGAATTGAGAGTAGAAGTTGAAGAAATAAAAGGACAAATTAAATGACAACAAAAGTCACAGGCTCAGTTTTAGCGGATACCGCAGTAACTGCAGGAAATTATGGTGGAGCAACAACACTCCAAACCGTTAGTGTTGATGCACAGGGTAGAATTACATATGCCGCAAACTTAACTTCTGGTGTTATTACTGCTGGAACAATTGGACAAGCCGCAGATATTATTGTACCAACAATTCGGTACAACGCATTAGGTCAAATTGTAGCCGCAACAAACAATACAATTCGTATAGCCAATACCGTAGTTACTGGTGTTGTTCAATTAGCGGATTCTGTTTCTAATACAAGTACTACCGCAGCCGCTACAGCAAGCGCAGTAAAAGCCGCTTATGATGCCGCAGGAACAAATGCGGCATCAGCATTAACATCCGCACAAGCAAATACTGGCTCTGGATTAATTATTGTTGGTTCAAGAGCCAATTCAGCGTTTGCTCAAGCTAATCTAGCATACGGTCAAGCCAATACATCTTATGGTTCTTTTGATAAAGCCAATTCAGCTAGTGGTGTTGCCGCTTCCGCATTCGGTCAAGCTAACTTAGCATTTAATACGGCTAATTCAGCAAGTGGTGTTGCGGCTTCTTCATTCGGTCAAGCGAATCTAGCCTTCTCTACCGCAAATAGTGCATTTAATGCATCTAATCTATCATCTGGTACTTTGCCTTCCGCTAGATTATCGGGTTCATATACTGGAATAACTGCTGTTGGTGGAATAAACACTTCCCAAACAGGATCAGCTCCAATTTATGGTGTTAGGGCATGGGGAGCCTTTACTGCTTTAGGTGCTACTTTAGGTGCAGGAAATTTATCGTGTAGTCGCACAGGAGCAGGAGTTTATGTAATGACTTTTACAACTCCTATGCCTAATGCAAATTATGCGGTGTCTGCAATGGTTGATGGTACACCGGGAAATTTGCTTGGCATTGGTATATATACGACTGTAGCAAAAACTACTAGTGGATTTAGTCTTTGGGCAGTCACTGGTTCAACGGCATATGATTTGCCATTTAATGTAATTGTTGTTGGTTAAAAGGTAAAAGATGGCCGCATTTTCAGAAATCGTTATAGAGCAAGGCGCAACATTCAACACTACAATTAATGTTGAAGATACGGCTGGAGCCGCAATTAATCTTTACGGTTATACTGCAAACTCCATGATGCGTAAATCATACTATTCATCAAGTGCAACAACAATTACTTCCACAGTAACCGGCACAGCAAATGGTGAAGTAACTCTTTCCGTTTCTGCGACTAATACTGCAAGTTTGACACCAGGAAGATATGTGTATGATGTTATTATTACATCTCCAACATCCGTGGTAACAAGAGTTGTTGAAGGAATTGTGACGGTTCTACCTTCAGTTACGAGGTAATTATGGTTACAGCTAGAATCAATACTCCAGGAGTGATTGGTAAAGTTGCTGTTCGCCCAAATCAAAGAATAACAATTGCAGATCCAAAATTTACACCTAAGCCAAATGTCGGTTTAGTTGAATTATTTGATACTGCTATTGACCAAGCAGAAGAAGGCGACATTATTACATATGTCTCCAGTACAGGAAAATTTGAAAATCAGCAACTTGGAAATGTAAGTGTTCAAGTTCCTAGAATAAACGGTGGGTTTTTTTAACTTACCAAATTCATAAATAGAATAATAAGAAGATTCCACAACTAAGGAACAGTAATGGCAAATACAGTAATTCAACTAAAATATTCCAGCATAACCAATAAGCCTCCTACACTTAATGTAGCCGAACCAGCTTATTCTAATGTATCCAGTACCCTTTGGATTGATGATGGAACCGGTGTTGTAGCCATTGGTGGTAAAGCATACACCGATAAAATTGATGCCGCAGCCTCAGCCGCGACTGCTAACGTTCTTGTTAAGAGAGATACCACAGGTAATGCATCTTTCAATTACATTACAGCTAACATTGTCGGTAGTATTTTTGGTAATGCTACAAGTGCAGATAAGTGGTTTACTCCCAGAAATCTTGGTGTTGATGGTGACGCAACAGGTATTATTTCTGTTGATGGTACAGCAAACGCTAATATTCCATTAGTTCTTTCTAATTCTGGTGTGGCAGCCGGTAATTACGGTTCCGTAACACAAATTCCTACTTTTGCTGTAGATTCAAAAGGTCGTATCACATCAGCATCCAATGTATCAATTTCCACAACATTAAATATTGCTGGCGATTCAGGAACAGATGCTGTAGCACTTGCTACAGATACCATCACTTTTAAAGGTGGTGATGGTATTACTTCTGGTGTTGTAGCGGGAAATACAACAGTTATTCTTGATGTTGACACCACAGTTCTTCGTTCAAACACAGCCATTCTAAATCAGACAATTGATGGCAACATCACCATTACTGGTAACTTGATTGTTACTGGTAATACAACTACAGTTGATGTTACTACATTGAGTGTTGAAGACTCATTGATTGCTCTTGCTAGAAATAATATTACCGATGCAGTTGATATTGGTTTCTATGGTCACTACAATGATACTGCTAACAGACATGCTGGTATTATGCGTCATGCAGGTGATAAGCAATTCTACGTTTTTGATAATTATGACCAAGAGCCTACAGCAAACACAATTAATCCAGCAGATGCAAGTTTCCGTCTAGCAACATTAAATACCAATTTAACGGCTAATATTGCAAATGCTACAGTAGCTACAATTGGCACTCTAACATTAACAAATGATTTGACTGTACCTAATGGTGGTACAGGCGCCAGCTCATTTACGATTGGTAGCATTCTAGTTGGCGATGGAACAGACTCACTAAAAGTTCTGGCTAACACAGGTACAGCAGGAACTTATGGTTCAGCATCTAATACATTAATTGTTACTACAGATACATATGGTCGTGTATCAGCTATTACAAATAGCGCAATTCAAATTGATGCATCAAACATCGTATCCGGTAAACTAGCAATTGCAAGAGGCGGCACAAACAACGATACATATACAACTGGTGCCGCAGTATTCTATGATGGTACTGCAATCAAGACATTAGCAAATACTGGCACAGCAGGAACTTATGGTTCAGCATCTTATGTTCCAGTTGTTACAACTGATGACTTTGGTCGTGTTTCTGGTGTAAGCAATACAGCTATCAACATTGATACAAGCGCAGTTGTTTCTGGCACATTAGGTATTGCAAGAGGCGGCACAGGAGCTTCTTCGTTTACTGTTAAGGGTGTTATCATATCTGATGCATCTTCAACAACTGGAGCATTAGCTTCATTGACTTCACCAACCGAAGGTCATCTATTACAAATTAACTCTTCTGGAGCACCAACTTTTGCACACCTAAATGGTGGATCATTCTAAATTATAATGAAAGGATTTTATTATGGATGTGAGATTACAAAATGCTTATGTAGAAGTTTTGCTTGGCAATTTTATGGAAGTTGTCAAGCAGAATCTAATGTTTCAAGCGCAAATTGAAGTAAACAAAAGTAGTTTACAAGAAGCAGAAGATTCAGTAAGAAGATTAAAAGAAGTTTCTGATTCAAATACCCAACATCAAAATCAACTTGTTGAAAAAGATAGGCTGATAAATCAACTGACAACCGAAAGGGACAATTTAAAAAGTTCCTCAGGATCAAACGATTCTTTGAAGCAAGAAAAAGATAGATTGCAGAGTGCAGTCAACGACTACATGAGGCAACTAAAAGAAACACAGCAAGAGGTGTTAAAGGTCAAGAGTGAATCACAAAATGTTTTATTACAAAATAATAATCGGATTGAAGAACTCACTAAATATGTGACAAGATTGGAAGCAGTAGTTCCAGCAAACAAACTCAAAAGAGTTAAACTTGGTGAAGTGATTCAATCTGATACACCGGAGATTACAGTTGAAGAACCCGTTCTTCCAATAGGTGATGATATTGTAAAATCTGGCGGAACATTCTAAGATTCGGTAAATGGCAAACACACTAATTCAGTTAAAAAATTCAGGCGCTTCAGGTAATACACCAGGTTCATTAGCTCCTGGTGAATTGGCTATTAACTATGCTGATGGTAAACTGTATTATGGAAACGCATTAAATAATCCAATTTTATTTGATGTAATAACTGAACCAGCTGGATTAAATCAAGAAATTCAATTTAATGATGCTGGTGTATTTGGTTCCTCAGCAAACCTAAAATTCGATTCTTCTACAAAAACTTTAACTACCGATAAAATTGTTTCGGCTAATGTTGAAGTTACATCAAACTTAGTTGCAGAAAATGTAATCGCACATACCGCATTGTATGTTGGCATTGCAGACATTTCTCACACGCCTCTTGCAAACTCATTAGGATATTTTACAGGAAATTCTTCTTCATACATTCAAGTAAACGTTGAGAATATTGATCCTGCCGGTTCTGCTGATTGGGTTGCTACTGCTGACGTTGGTAGTGATGCAACTTTTTATACCGATTTGGGTATCCAAAATTCAGGCAGTTCAGACGGAACAATTAAAGCATTAGATGGATATTTGTTAGTACAAGGTAACACCGGTCAGATTGGTGGTAATCTTGTAATTGGTACAATATCAGGAACACCGGGTCAAGAAATTCGTGTAGTTGTTGATGGTAATGAAGATGCTAATGTAGTCTTAAAAATTAATTCATCTGGTTTGCAGATGCTTAGGGGTGATATCACAAGTAATATCACCACCAGAATTAGCAACGTTTCAAACTCAGCATTCGCACAAGCAAATCTAGCATACAATGCGGCCAACTCAGCAGTAACAACAGGACAAGCCAACGTTGGCGCTGGATTAATTGTTGTTACAGAAAGAACAAATTCAGCATTTGGTCAAGCCAACTTAGCATATGATGCCGCCAACGCCGCAAATAGTTTAGCCCAAGCCGCATACAATTATGCTAATACAATCATCACAGGTGGTTCTTCTGGAGACTATTTTCCAACCGCATCCTATGGTTTTGTTTCCCAAAGCATGATTGCTCTAGTTTCGGATGATACATTCATACAGGGAGAATTGATTGGACCAATTTATGATTGTTCAGATAATCCAATAACACCTGAAGGCTTTTATTTAGAAAAAGACCTTGGCTATTTAACCTAACATAAATAGATTGATAATTTAAGGATATTAAATGCCAACGCAATTACAGTTAAGAAGAGGAAATACAGCCCAAACTGCGACATTTACAGGAGCAGTGGCTGAGATTACCGTTGACACAGATAAGAAAACAGTTGTTGTTCACGATGGAACAACCGCTGGTGGTTTTGCTCTTGCTTTAGAATCAGCACAGTTAGACCAATTTGC